CTAACCCTGTGCCCCGCGTCCCGCATATCACCCCATACCTCCCCTTAAGCCCCCCCATATCGCCCCGGATGCGTAATCCCTATTTCCACACGGCTTCATTATTTTCCCTAACTGCCCATTGCCCTATTAGTGCTCTACCTTAAATAAGAAAAAAAAATAATATACAGTGAAAGTGACTTTTTCAGAGGTACATAACTCAGTTAGGCTAAAGGGAGAGGGGGGGGGGTCGGGGTCACTTACGCATCCCGGTATGTATGGGGGTACTTAAGGGTAATTATGGGTGTAAGCAAATGATGGTGGAAAATATGGGGGAACGATGGGGTAAAATGGGGAAAGCGTATTTAAGCTGCGAATGGGAAAAGTGAATGTCCACTGGTCCTCCGGCGGAAAGTGAAAGTCCCTTAGCGAGCGGAAAATGAGGACGAAAAAAATCCCCCGTTTCCGAGGGATTGTAGATTCCAGGTTGTATCACACACCGCCGTGGATGAATTTGGCGAGGAGGGCAGCCGGGTCGATTCCCGACTTTTTCACCGCGGCCGCGGCATTCCGATCCAAAACTTTTTTCACCGCCGGTTGAATTCGGAGTAAACTTTTTTCCGCAACCGTGGATTTTTTCAACAATTCCACAATTTCGTCGCGGGACTTTTTTGGGTTCAATTCGACGAATGCCTCGATTAAATCCAGATCCGACGATTCCCGCTCGCCACGCCATTCATCCGACATAATGGCCGCGACGGTTTTCCGCATGGCGGCAAACTTTTCCGCCGTCGTTGCATCCGATTTTGCCGCCGAATCGCCAACCTTCGCATAGCAACCGTGGTCCGTCAAACGGTCCACCATCGCGGGAGAAAGTTTGGTACAATCCAAGATTACCGGCGATTCCACATTGGCAATGTCCGCCCATGTGTGAACCGCGGTTTTTCCAGATCCAACCGACGTGCGTTTCATAACCGCATTTGAACGTGCCATTTAATAATCTCCGTCTAAAAAAGTCGGTGGTCGGCACCGACAACCGTTTAAAACTCCGAATTGTTAATGAACACTTTTTTCTAAATCACATTCATCCCACAAATGAATAATACCATAGGTAACTTTAATTGTGTTGACCGTTCATCGGGATTTTGTACACTCCAGGTTCCCGCCTCGTAATGAGAATGCGACTGAGAATGATTCGCATTCACGAAGTCACTCCTACCGTTCGTCGGAAATAGCTTGACAGCTAGCCCCCCGGGGTCATCCCGCTGGGGGTACCCTTGACAATCTGGCTCTTAACTGGCGGGGTCAGATGGGCCACGCAAAGAGCCAGAGTAACAGGATCCTAATATCCTCTCATATCGTGACCCCGTTACCTCGGGCCTTGCCCTCGGAACGAACTTATGGAACTTTGCAGAGGGGATGGGATCTTACAAGTCCCCCGGCCCGAAATCAAGGGGGAACTGGTAAAAATTACCGAATTCAGCAGTCAAACGCTTGACAAATAGGAGGGTCTGTGGTATGGTTACGCAAGATAAGGACAAGGAACGGGAAATGAGCGCGACGAGCACAGGGAATGTGATTGAGAAGGTGAGCTATAGCCACAAGGCGATGATTGACCTGATGGTGGCGAATCCGATGATTAGCCAGGGGGAACTGGCTCGCGCGTTCGGGTACACGCAACCCTGGATTTCGCGCATTCTCCGCAGCGATTCGTTTCGCGAGCAATTGGCACAGAGGACCACGGAGTTAATGGACCCTCTTGTGCTCCAGTCTATCGAGCAACGCTTCGAGGCCCTGGTGACGCAGAGCCTGGATATTCTGGAGCAAAAACTCTCGCCACAGGCGAGTCCAAGCGCGGACCTGGCGTTGAAGGCCGCGGAGTTAGGAAGCAGGGCGCTGGGATACGGAGCGCGGCAGGGGAATATTAACGTGCAAGGGACCTTTGTCGTGGCGATGCCGGAAAAGGCAGCGAGCAGCTCGGAGTGGTTGAGTAGGCTGGCGGGGACCAGCGAGTATACTCCGGCGACCGTGATTGAAGGAATGCATCGCAGGCTGGCTGCGGGCACAGTGGGAGAAAGCACGGCGGGGGTGAGGCAGGCGGCGGCGGACCTAGCAGCCTCCGGCGGAGACGGCCAAACAGCGGGCTGACCACCTTGCCTGCCAATCAAACGGTAATATGGGAGCCACAGGAAGGGCCGCAGACGGCGCTGATTCAATGTCCTACCTTCGAAGTCCTGTATGGTGGTGCCCGAGGAGGGGGGAAGACGGAGGGGAGTATTGGGGACTGGCTGGAGCACAGCGGGAGGTACGGGCAGGCGGCGGTGGGAGTCTTTTTCCGGCGGAAGTTCAAGCAGCTGGAAGAGGTGGTGGCGAGGACGAAGGAGTTATTCCCCCGGCTCGGGGCGAAGTATAATGAGCAAAAGGCCGAATGGGTGATGCCCGGCGGGGGAAGGTTGAAGTTCCGGTACCTGGAGAAGGATAGGGATGCCGAGGAATATCAGGGGCACAGTTACACCAGGGTATACGTCGAGGAGGTTACTAACTTCCCGACAGCCGCCCCGATTAACTTACTGCGTGCAACGCTGCGATCGAGCAGTGGAGTGCAAGTGGGGATGCGTCTTACTGGCAATCCGGGCGGTCCGGGCCATCACTGGGTTAAAGCGAGGTTCATAACGCCAGACCCGCGGGGGTGGAGGATACTGAGCGAGGACTATGATGGGCTGAATGGGGAGAAACTGACGCTCGAGAGAGTGTTCATTCCGAGCAAGATTGCAGACAACGTATTGCTGCTCAGGAATGATCCATTCTACATCGCGCGGCTGCGGCAATCGGGGAGTGAAGCGCTCGTTCGCGCTTGGCTGGAAGGGAATTGGGACCTGGTTGATGGAGCGTTCTTCGACTGCTGGGATGAAACCAAGCACGTTCTGGATGCAAGCGACTGGCTGCCTCGTATTCCTCATTATACTCTGCGCTTTCGTTCTTTCGATCATGGTTATGCGAAGCCTTTTAGCGCGGGCTGGTACGCAGTGTCAGATGGAACATGGGGGCTACCGACCGGCGCCCTTCTTAAATACAGGGAATGGTACGGGACGAACGGGAAGCCGAATGAGGGGCTTAGGATGACGGTGGATCTGGTGGCGCAGGGGATTAAGCACCGCGAGGTTATACTGGATACGAAAACGGGGAATTACGGGCTGGAACCAGTGGCGTACGGAGTGGCTGATCCGAGCATCTTCATCCGGGACGGCGGGCCGAGCATCGCTGAGACGATGGGGGCAGCGGGTTGTCAGTGGCGGCGGGGGGATAATAAAAGGATTCCTGGATGGGCGGAAATGCGCAGGAGGTTAAATGGAGAGAGTGGAAAGCCACTTTTGTTCTTTTTGAGCTGCTGCGATGACAGCATTAGGACGATTCCAACGCTGCAGGTGGACGCGGATCATCCGGAGGATCTGGATACAGAGGGTGAGGATCATGCGGCAGATGAGACGAGATATGCTTGCATGGCCAGGCCGTGGGTAAGGGGACAACCTGCGGAAGAGTTTATTCATTATCCGAAGCGACCAGATCAAATGACGATTAACGAGCACCTGGAGCATCACATCAGGAATAGACGGCTGGAGCGGGAACTAAGGGCGGAAAGCTATGAGTGATCCACTGCGGGAAGCGGAACGGAGTGAAAGCAGCGATGAGCACCCGCGGGTCGTGTTCTGGAGGAAGGAGCTGGAGAATGCGCAGAAGCGGGAGAAACGATTCCGGCGGGAAGCGCAGCGGGTCGTGGACATTTACGAAGGGGAACGGCGGGCGGAGAACAGCTTTAATGTGCTGTTTAGCAACACGGAGACGCTGCTGCCGGCGTGTTATAATCAACTTCCACGGCCGCTTGTTAACCGGCGGTTCCAGGACAACGATCCCCTGGGAAAGAACGCAGCAATGGTCATGGAGCGGACGCTCAGTGCGTTAGCTGACAATGGGGATGCGGCTTATCAGCCGTTCGGGGCACTGATTGAACAGGCGGTGTTGGGTGCGCTGGTGCCAGGGCGGGGGGTTACTTGGTTTAAGTACGATGCGGAGTTTACCGATTCCAGCGAACAGAGTGAGAAAAACGCTGAAGGGGATTCGGAGAAAGCCGAGTTACCGGAGGATGCGGATGATACAGCTAAAGACGCCCAACGCGAAGTGGAAGGTGACGAGATTCTTACGACTCCACAGGAAAAGGTCACCTACGAAACCATCTGCGGGGAAGATGTCGACTATGATGCGTTCTGCTTCGGGCCGGGACGGCAGTGGGTGAATGTGCCTTGGGTGGCGAGATACCACCTGATGACGGAAGCGGACGCGACGGAGAGCTTTGGGAAGGAGACGGCGGGAAAACTGAAATACCAGGCGCCGGGGAAGCCCGGGGTGGATGGCTGGAAGAAGGGGAATGAAGAGGAGCACGAGCCGCAGGGGACGGAGAATGTAACTTCAATGTGGGAGATATGGAATAAGGAGAAAAAGGAGGTTATCTTCTACTCGCCGAGTTATAAGGACGATTTGGTGAAGGTGGTGGAAGATCCGTATGGGCTGAGTGGGTTCTTTCCTTGCCCGCAGCCGCTGCATTTTTTGCTAAAGCGGAGTAAGCTGGTCCCTACGCCGCTTTATATCCTGTACGAGGAGCAGGCGAAAGAGCTGAATCGCATTACGACCCGGATTAATAAGATCCTCGGGGCGTTGAAGGTACGGGGATTCTACGACGGCACGATGCAGGGGCTGAAGATGCTCCTGGAAGCGGATGACAACACGCTGATTCCGGCGGAGAACGTGGCGGCGCTGCAGCAGGGGCAGAACCTACAAAACTCGGTCTGGTTCATGCCTTTTGACGTGCTCGTCAGCGCCCTTCAGGCGCTCTGGCAAGGTCGGGAGGAGATAAAGGACACGATTTATGAAATTACAGGTATGGCGGACATTATGCGCGGGGAAGGTGCCGCGAGTGCGCCCGCCACCCTTCAAACGATCAAGAATCAATGGGGCACTCTTCGGCTCAAGCGCTGGCAGCGGTATGTACAGGAGTATGTGCGTGGCTGCCTCCGCGTCATGGGTGAGCTTGCCGGCAAGCATTTTTCCATCGAGACCTTCGCTCAGGTAACGAACCTCGACTTCGCCCTTCCGAAGGATATTCAGCAAGCACAGCAAACTCTGCAGCAAATCCAGCAGCAAATGATGCAAATGCAACAACAGGCGGCGATGCAACCTCCACCTGGGCCACCCGGTATGCCAGGCGGTTCTCCCCAACCAATGGGCGCTGGTCCAGTCGCGCCTCCTGGAATGCCCGCGGGTCCTGCCGCATCGCCGCCTCCCGAGCAGCCACCGCAGCCACCGCAACTGCCACCGCAGATGCAGCAGGCGCAGGAGCAAGCGCAGGCGGTGCTCGAGAAGCCCGCGTGGGAAGAGGTAGTGGGGCTGCTGCGGAATGACTTGCAGCGGTACTACCGGATTGATATTGAGACGAACTCTACGATTGCGGCAGATACAC